GAAGCGTCACTTTGATATGGGCGGCGACGTTGCAGCGTCTATGGATTCTTTTGGCGGTGCTGCTGGCCCTGCTATGCCAAACGTAAATATGCCGGGTATGCCTGATCTTAGCGGCAATCAGATGCCTATCAATACGGACTTGATGTCGTTTGGTCAAGCATTTAAGGCTGGTCGGGCTTCTGGCCAACCTACGTTTATGTGGCGTGGTAAAGAGTACGGTACTAGCTTAGCTTCTGGTGCTTCAAATGCGCCTGTAGCAGCAAAAGCTACCGTTCAGGCAATTCCTGAAATTACTCAGATGGTTAATCGTCCAGATGTTGCTTCAACCAGCGCCCGTGGTGCTGGTGGACAGTATCTTGACCCTGAGATGCAAGCCTATGCTGATCGTCGTCCTTCAGTTGCTCAAGCTAGAGCCGCTGCGCGTCAAAACGAAGTTGACGCAGCTAAGTTCTTAGGGCTTACAGCATTAGGCGGGGCTGGTTTAGGAGCTGCTGGTGCAGGTTTAGCTGCTGCTGGCCCCGGTATGGGTGAAGGTGCTGAAGGTCTTGCTGGCGCTGGACGTTTGGCTAATATGCAACGCGGCCTTGATCTAGCTGGTAAATGGCGTAAAGGTCGAGACATAGCTGAAAAATTGTGGAGGGCGCGTACAGGTGTTCAAAGCGCAGCTGAAAATCAAGCTACTAGACCCATTCAAGAAATTATTAGGGAAAGAGCTTTGGCTGGAATGGGCTACAAAAAAGGCGGCAAAATTGAAACCAAGGTTAAGAAGCCTATGGTCGAAAAGATGATTGGCGGTAAGAAGAAAGCGAATCCCGATGGTGCGGAGCATAAAGGCCATACCAAGGGTAAAATAGTAAAAATGGCTCGCGGCGGTCACGTTGGTTCGGCTTCTAGCCGCGCTGATGGAATTGCTAATCGTGGCAAAACTCGTTGTAAATATTGATTAAGGAGACTTGAAATGAAACATCATGAACATCACAGCAAACATCACGGTGGCCATCCGAAGCATCACGCTCCGAAGCACCACCCAGAACACATGACCGCACATACGCATCATCATAAAGATGGTGGTCACGTTCATACGCATATGCCTCATCACGAGCATGTTCGTAAGCACTTGCACGGTAAGTAAGTCATGATGCCTTCACGTGGGATGGGAATCATCAGTCCGAGTAAACAGCCAAAGCTGATCAAGCGGAAAGATGCCAACGTCCCCGTGAAGGTGTATTGCAAAGGTGGTATGGCTAAAGGTGGTAATGTTAAAAAACCTTTTTGGAAGACTGATGCTCCAGAAGGTCATAAAACAAAACACTTAAGCAGTAGCAAGAAATCAGCGGCTAAAGCACGAGCTAAAGCAGCAGGGCGACCTTACCCTAATCTTGTAGATAATGCGGCTGTAGCGCGGATGAAAAAACATAAATGACTTATCCAGTACCATTAACGACGACTAACACCTCTACTTTCAATCTTGACCTCAATAATATTATTGAGGAAGCGTTTGAACGGTGCGGGGCTGAGCTGCGTACTGGCTATGACATGCGCACAGCTAGACGTTCTCTTAACTTATTGGTTATGGAATGGGCTAACCGTGGCATTAACCTGTGGACGGTGGAACAAGGCGAGATCACTCTTCAAACGGGTGTGATTACTTACGATCTGCCTGTTGATACGGTTGACTTGTTAGATCACGTTATTCGTACTGGGTCTAGCTCTAACCAGCAAGACATTAACATCACGCGAATTTCGGTAAGTACCTACGCATCTATACCTAATAAGAATGCTCAAGGGCGACCTATTCAGGTGTGGATCAATCGTCAATCGGGCGCTACTAACGCAAACGGAACAGTGCAGTATCCACAAATTAATGTGTGGCCTTGCCCTGATCCAAGCACTACGTATACGTTTGTGTATTGGCGTTTACGTCGTATCTACGATACGGGAACAGGTATCAATACAGAAGATCTTCCGTTTAGGTTCTTGCCCGCGATGGTGGCAGGTTTGGCTTATATGTTGTCTATTAAGATCCCCGGTGCTGAACAGCGCACGGGTATGCTTGAGAAAATGTACCAAGATACGTTTCAACTTGCGGCTGATGAGGATAGAGAGAAAGCGGCAATTAGATTTGTGCCACGTGAGACTTTCATAGGCTATAGGTGATCCGTGCCTAGTCGGTTTGCATCTGGCAAAAATGCGATTGCAGAATGTGATCGGTGTGGTTTTCGGTACAAGCTGACAGACTTAAAGACTCTGGTCATCAAGACCAAGAACGTCAACATCAAAGTCTGTCCAGAGTGCTGGGAACCAGATCAACCACAGTTGCAGTTAGGGCTATATCCGGTTAATGATCCGCAAGCACTGCGTGATCCAAGGCCAGACATAAGCTACTACACCCCTACGGGTGCAGCGGGTGGTGACGGCGGTAGTCGAGTGATTCAGTGGGGCTGGAATCCAGTGGGGTTAAATACTTCGCTATTTAGCAGCACGATGAATGGGTCAGGGCCATCGAACAGCGCGGTAAGTCCCGGTTCTGGTGTACAGAACGACTTGGTGGCTTACGGTGTAGTTGGAACGGTGACGGCGACTGGGCCGGTTGATGCAGAAGTGACAGTGACGTATTTGACGACAACGGGTTATCTGGGTGAAACATCGGCTATTACGCCGGGAGAAGTATGATGAAGAAGGAACATGACAAGAAGCACAAGTCAGAAGGTAAGCATATGTTACCTCGTGGGCAAGGCGTCACGTCTCTGGCTATGAAAACGTATGGGCGAAACCTTGCTCGTGCGATGAATCAACGCGGTAGCTCAAGGGGCAAGTGATGAGCAACAAATGGCAAGATTATAAATTTCCTGAGTGGGGTAAACAGAAGATGGGCGATTACGCTCAACCTGTAGCCAACACTTGGAAGCCGGGGCGTCAAAAGGATACTGGGTATCCTGATGAAGGCATTGACATGGATGACATCATGGTTAAAGGCCGTTACCCAACGGGCACCAAGAAGAAAAAGCTCATGGACATCCGTGGGTACGGTGCTGCTACTAAGGGTCGCAAATTTCACCCGGATGAAGACTGATGAATTTTGCGCAGTTATCACAGGCTATTCAGGACTATTGTGAAACGACTGAACCATCGTTTCTTGCAAACATCCCGAATTTCATTCAGCAAGCTGAAGAACGAATATACAATTCTGTTCAACTACCTGCTATTCGCAAGAACGTAACCGGCACTATTAGCGCCGGTAATTCGTATTTGTCGTTACCTGCTGATTATCTTGCGTCATTTTCTTTAGCGGTATTTACTTACGGTGACCCTACTAGCAACTACTTGTATCTACTAGACAAGGATGTGAACTTTATTCGTGAGTCATTTCCTTCATCTGGATACCAATCCCAACCTCAGTATTATGCGCAATTTCAACCGTATGTTTACTTACTAGGGCCAACGCCTAATGTAAACTATGGGGTAGAGCTTCATTACTATTACTACCCAGAGTCCATCGTGACGGCTGGATCGTCATGGGTTGGGGATAACTTCGAAACCGTTTTGTTGTATGGGTCGCTTCGTGAAGCGTATCTCTACCTCAAGGGTGAACAAGATCTTGCCCAACAGTACGACCAGAAGTATATGGAATCACTTGGTCTGCTTAAGATTCTTGGGGATGGTAAAGATCGTCGTGATGCTTATCGTAATGGTCAAACAAGAGTACCTGTCCCATGAGTTTACAAACGTCTGGTGGAGCCTTTGTCGGAAGCGTAAAAGTCTTTACCACTGATAACCGTGGGTTTAATCCTGATGAGATGGCTGAAATGGCCCTCGACAAGATTCTATACGTTGGTCAGAACAGCCACCCTGCCATTATTGAACAGGCTCGGACTTTTAAAGAGAACATTCGCCAAGTACTGGTAGAGGCTTTCACGCAAGCCCAACAGGAAGAGCGCAACACAATTTGTATGAAACTTGCTTTGCAGGGTAGAAATGACCTTGCAGATATCATCAGGAGAATCTAATGGCTGGTATTACCCAATCAATGGCGACGAGCTTCAAGGTTGAACTACTTGACGCTTATCACAACTTTTCAACGTCTAACCCTGCACGATCAGCTAGTACGGCTGACACGTTTAAGATGGCGTTGTTCCAAGGTACTGTGACTGGCACTTATAATGCCACCACAACCAACTACAGCAACATGACATCTAACTCAGATGAAGTGACAGGTACGGGGTATACAGCGGGTGGTAACACTCTCACTATCTCTAACCAACCTTCATCAGGCGCATCCCCTGCTACTACCGCGTGGTTGAGTTTTAGTAACACCACATGGGCTGCTTCGACCATCTCATCTTCGGGTGCGATGATTTAT